GTCACTGATGCGGGAATGACCCAAGAACCGGACGCGGTGCGTCAAAGTCTTTGGATGGTGGATGAGTTGACTCCCAAGCCATAGTCTGTACCCTCCCCCTGCGGGCTCGACCCCGTACCTGGTCCTGATGTCTCCCCACTGCAGGAACAGGTTTGAAGCGCCATCCGCAAGGGTGGCGTTTTCTTTGGGCGAGACAGATCACAGATCACGCCTGATCTGGCTTCCTGATGCGGTCAGCACAACAGTGCTTGACACTGAACCAACTGTGCTGCATAGTGAGCCTATGAACCGCAACGACGCGGCTCGCAAACGGGAGACAGCATGCGCAACCGCTCAAGCAAATACTTTTTCGACGCCGCAACCCGCAACGGAACCAACGTGTGCATTGTCCTTGAAGATGGCGCCTACCGCGTTGAAATCTGCCACGATGCCCCACGGACCTTCAGCACCTACTGCGCCATTCAATGCACGGATCGCGCTCATGCTCTTGAAGTCGCCAGCAAAGCCTGCCGCCAAGCAGTTCGCAGGGGCAAGGTTGAAGACGTCAAACAGCGCGAGATTGCTTGCTACGGTTGAACCCCCCCCAGCCCGCCACACTGGCGGGCTCTTTCACTAGGAGACACAATGGAACGCTCTAAAACTCGCCCTAAGCGCCTCGCACCCTCTGGCCGTGCTCACACCTGCCAAGTCTCGTTGACGCCAGCACAAGCCGCCTGGCTGGCTTCTAGGGGCTGTCCGGCATCGGCAGTGCTTCGGATGCTGGTTGACGATGCAATGCGGTCCGATTGCCCCCTCGATGAGTGGCGTGCTGCCGATGCGATGAAGGTTGCCGAACCAGTTGATCTGGGCTGACAGATCACACCTAACGGTTGATCTGGCTTTGCAAAGCCACAGAAAAAAAACATAGACGCTGTGCTTGACAGTGCATCGTCTGTGCTGCATAGTGGGCCTACGAGCAACGCCGCTCGCAACAGGGAGACAGAAAATGAAAAAGACCAACGCCATCGAAGAATCTTGGAACCGCCAGTGCTTCGAATTTGCTCGCAACCCCGCATCCTACCTCGACATTGGCGACATGTGGGACGAGGAACTGGAGTGGCGGGCAAATGGTGGCGACCGCCCTGCCGTTTGCAAGTGCGGCGCTCCTGAAGCCAACACCCACGCGTGGGGATGCAACCTGAAATGAACCCCCCCCCCAAGCCCGCCACCCGGCGGGCTTTGTCTTGCGCTCTTCCTCAATAGCCGCTAGCCTGTCGAGGTGCAGCCTAGTCACTGCTCGTGAGCCCTGCCCTTGCAATTCCGCCGGGGTGGGGTTCGGCCTTTGTGGTGGTTGCGTTTCCATGCCAACCCGTGGCATACTTCCCGCGTGGCTAATCCACTTCCCCGGCTGCTCGGAAAGCAAGCAGGGCGTCAATGTCTTCCCCACTGGCTGAGGGAGGGCGCTGATCGCCTGCTGAGGGTGGAGTACGCAATCGGCATGGGTCGCGCTGAGTTGGCCGCTGAGCCTGGCGAAGACGTGCCCCCCGAGGTGCAGTCGATGGTGGCTACCGCCGACGACACCGTGCGCCAACGTGCGCGCCATTGGCTGTTGGGCAATGCGCTGGCGCCTCATGCCAAGTGGAAGGCGCCAACGGAGGCGGACCTTGCCAAAGCTGAGGCCGATGCTGAGCAAGCGCCCGTCACCGTCGCAGACCTCGAACGCCAGTTGAAAGAACTTGCCGACGCTGGCGACCGTAGCGCCATCGTGACGTTGCTCGCCGCGCTTGACCCCGCTCGATACGGCCCGCCTGGCCGGATGACGACGGCGGCTGCTGACAGTGTCGACGGCGTCGACTTCACGCCTGTCATCAAGTGAAGCGCGCAAGCGTCGCACTTGGCGACAAGCACCTGGCGGTCCTCGCCGACCGTGGCCCCGGCATCCGTGTTGTGTCTGGCGGCTACGGTAGCGGCAAGACGTCGCTGGGTGTTGCGTGGATGGTGGACCTTGGATTGAGGCACGGTCAACACGGCCCGATCCTAGGGACGGAGCCTAGCTACCCGATGGTGCGTGACGTGATGGAACGCTCGACCATGAGGTACCTCGACGACTGGCGCTTGCCCTATCGGCACTGGAAGTCCGATCACATCTTCGAGATCGGCGGCGCTAAGCGTTTCGAGTTCTGGTGTCGCTCGTTGGACAAACCCCGCGCCGTTGAAGGCATCAACGCGATCGGCCTGTGGGCAGACGAATGGGAACTCTGCGACCCCGAGGCCCTTGTGCCTGCCATGCAGCGTGTCCGTAGCGGCACTGCTCTTGAGACGTTGCTGACCGGCACTCCTGAGGGCTACGGGCCTGCTTATGAGTTGGTGCTTGCCAAGCCATCGACGACGACAAGAGCCTACGTCATCCGCACGGCTGACAATCCGTTCCTGCCTCCGTCCTACGTCGACGAATCTCGGTCACGTCTGGGCACCGATGAGGCAATCAAGGAGAAGCTCGACGGCGTCAGGACCGCTCGCGGTGGTCGCGTCTACTCGCGCTTCGACCGGCGCATCCACTGTGGCGCGCCCCCTGTCGTCACGCCTGGCCGGGGTCGCATCGTCGTCGGGTGCGATTTCAACGTGCGTGATGCGCAATGGATCGTTGCCGAGGTCGACGACGACAGGCGCGTCTTGCACGTCGTTGGTGAGGTGATCAAGCAGGGCGGCACGACGACAGACGAACATGCCGAGCGCACTGCTCGTTGGATCATGGCGCACCTTGAGAAGACCAAGGGCAGGCGCTACACCCGTGAAGACGTCTTCGCCATGCGCATCAAGGCGCACCCTGACGCAAGCGGCGCGTCGCTGCACACGACGTCGACACTCTCCGACATCCATCTGCTGCTACAGGCTGGCTTCCGTCCCGATCACCCCAAGGCCAACCCGCCGATTATGGAGCGCGTCAACACGGTCAACGTCCTGTTGCGGGATCGACGTCTGACCATCGATGCCGATGCCTGCCCGCACTTGTGCCGAGCCCTTGAGACTCAAGCCCTTGACCGCAATGGCGAACCTGAGAAGAAGGTTGGCGCCTCCGACATGAGCCACATCCTCGACGCCCTGGGCTATGCGGCACATCGGCTGTTCCCTGTCCACAGAAAAGCTAACGTCGTCAGAACGCAATCTGACGCCGTCGTTGACGACTGGGGCCGAGTGGCCTAGCCCCTTGACAGGCGATGTGATAGTGTGCGTGCCATGCTCAAACTCAACGCCGAAAGCGACGCCATCGTCAACCAGATCCGCGCCGACGCTGGCGTGTGGGGTCCTGAGCAATTGCTGGACCTGTTGACCGCTGGTCGACGCCAACGGCCCGCCGACTATGAGACGGTCGTGCGTGGCCTCGCCAAACGGTACAGCGGCGACCAACAGGGCATCGTCAAGGCGGCACTGAGGGACAGGTATCCACAGACCGGCGACAAGATCCCGATCGACCCGGTCAACTGGCTGAGGTTCTTCGCTCGCCAAGACTCCGGCGTGTACACGGAGCCCGCCCAACGCGAGTTGTTCACGGCTGACGACGTCGCTGTGGACCATGAAGACCCACGCGCTGAGGCGTTTGATGAAGCCCTTGAGGACATCGGCATCAATGTCCTGATGCCGGAGATCGAGAGACGCGCTAACACTGGCGCTCGTGCTGCCGTCGTCATGCTCGGATATCGCAAGGTTGACGACGCCGACGAAGGCAAGCCGGTGGCGCACATCTATTGGCCGCACGACGTCGTCACCATCAACCACCCATCGGCGCCTGATGCACCCGAGTCGCTTTGGTTCGTCGCCTTTCGCCAAGCCCGTGCGCAGACGTCGTCGGCTGTTGAACTCTGGTGGGTCTGGTCGCGCACATTCACTGAGCACGACGACGGCACCGTCGCCAAGTACGGGCCTTGGACCCATCGGCGTGTCTCGGAGGACGGACACAAAGCGACACCGTCCGAGGTGTACGACGGGCTCTTCCCCGGCGTGTTCTTCCGCACCGAGCCGCCGTCGGGTGGATTCTGGCCTGAGCCTGATCGTGACGTGCTTATCAACGTCGACAGCCTCAACGTGTCGAGGTCGAATCGACAGCATGTGATCGACATGCAGGCGCACGCGATGCTGATCTATGCGGGCACCATGCGTGAGACTTCCGAGTTGGTGTCGGGCCCGTCGACGGTGGTTCAGGTCGGCAACGGCGAGACGATCCAATACCTGACGGCTGGCGCTAACCACACCGCGATTGAGACCAGCGCAACGCGTGACTTGCATGAGCTCGGCGTGTCCCGAGGCAACAGCCCCGATGCCTACAGCGTCGAGCCTGGCTCGCCACAGTCGGGCATCTCGCGGATGATTGCCAACGCACCGCATGAGCAACGCGTCTCTGAAATGCGCCCCATCTACAAGCACACTGAAGAGCAATATCTCTTGCCTGTCCTCATCGACATCTTGGAACGCTACAGCCCATCGGCGCCGTCGTCGTTTGGCGGCGCGTATGCGTCGGTCTCGATGGGCATGAGCAAGACCTACGAGGATGACAACGCGAAAGCGCAACGCGTGCTTGACCTCAAGACGGCGGGCCTCATCGACGACGCCGATGCGCGTGTCATGCTGGGCCTGTCGAGCAACCGCGCTGAGGCGATGGAATACCTTGGCGAGATCAAGAAAGTCCCGGCGTTGTCGCCGTTGCAGTCGCTGTTTGCCTCGCCAACCGATGGGGCACAGACGATGCGGG